ATATTACTTCTATAAGATTATTTGGGAAGATCCGTGCGGAGACGCAGGGCATGCCGACATAGATGAAATGAAAAAATTAAAACCTGCTATTATGATTTCACAAGCATATATCTTTGCAAAAGATAACAAACACGTCTGGACTTTTTCCTCTTATGATTCAGAACAAGCCGTGTTCTCTGATCGTAATTGTTTCCCACGAAGTATAATAAAAAAGATGGAAAAAATATTAAATTAAATGATTGCTTTTGAGTGGGAAAAAATATTTCATGACACCAACAAGGAGGAGAAAATGCAAGATCCAAAAAATAAAATTGAAGAACTTGAGGACAAAATTGAAAAGTTAGAAAATGATATTGCTAATATCAAAGATGTTCTTGATGTTCAAGATGAGCCAGATATGGACGAAGATGAGGATATTGAAGACGACGACCAAGACTAATCTTTTTTATCACCCTCGATCTGTTTTGGGTCGGGGGTGACATCTATAATCTGCGAGTAATCATCTTCTATCTTTTTCATTCTAGCCTCTAATTCTTCCAAAGACATATCATCTAGCTTGCCGGTTTTAATTATTTTTCTATCTATGTATAAGCCTGCGGCTTTACCTCTATTTGTCTCTGCGTTTACGGCTGATGAGAAACTACCTTTTTTTAAAGCGGCCTCTTTAATTCTTGCTAGCTCTGCAACATGGTTCTCATAATTAACCTCGAACTTTTTTAGTCTTTCTTGTTTTAATTTATCTACGTATTGCACTACAAGCGGTGATAATCTTGGGTTCAATAGCTCTGATCCCTCAGACCTTGCTCTCTTCTCGCTGTAGCCTGCAAGTTTTGCCGCCTCTGTCTGTGATACAGGCCCGTTTGGCCCACCAAATACTATATATTCTGCGAACCTTTTTTGCATTTCTGTTAATCTTTTTGGTACTCCCATATTGACTTTTTAAGGGAACATTCCTATAATGTCAAGCATGAGTGAAGAATTAAAAGAAAGAATACACGACCTGTTAAAGATTAATGTAGAACACCAAAATATTAATGCAGAGTTGAGAAAAGATGTAAAATATTTACGAGAGAGGTCTCAGTTTTATGAAGAGCAGTGTGAGCAGTTAAAGAAAGAAAACAGAGAGCTTAGAAATATGGGTAAAAACTTTATTGATGAGCACAGAAACAAAGGTGATATGTAGTGTACGTAAAACACTTACAAGAATATTTAGATAAGTTTACAGAGGGCAGAAACGGTATGCGTGGCAATGCTGTGAGTGATGCTAAAATTTATATCATGACAAGAAAAGGATATCTTGAAGAGATCAAACGTATTGAAGTGCATGAGAGTAATAACCCGCTTGATAGTTCTATTCGTGTTGTGTTGAAACCAAACCGAGAAGAGAAACTAATACTCCCACCCGGATATATTAAAGACTACTAGTCGCCTGTGGATTTTCACTACTCATGATTAGGATCGTTCCTTTGTTCACACCCGTTCCAAAAAGCATCATCTTTTATGTTGTGTATTTCCTCATCACTACTATCAACAAATCCATCAAGATCACATCTTATATCTTCAGCACCACAAGTTTTACAATCCCAAGAATAAGCAGATACCTTATTATTTTTTACATCTTCATCACTACAATATAAATCATGTAGTTCGTTTATATTATTTATTGATTGTTTTTTAATCAAAAAATTTGCTATTTCTTCTTTCGTCATTTCTTTTTCCTCCTCTTGATTGGTAAATCAAATTGCATGACAACTTCGTTGCCTCGCTTGTTCGTCCACTCGCCTGTGATTCGCTTGTCGCCTGTCGCTTGTGTTTCGGCAGAACGGAGAGCTTTCTTCAAACTTCTCGCCTGTACCTCAAACTCTTTACTGCCTGTGAATTTATAGGTTCTCATTATTCAGCTTCATAGTTCCAATCATCAATATAATCAGTATCTTCCCACACATAGTCTTCGTGATTATTTTCAGCTAATTTAATTGCTTGTTCTTTTGAATTAGCTTTTACTTCTGCTTTATAATGATGACCTTGTATTCCATATATTGTATATGTTTTTAGTTTCTCGCTACTCATATTATCCCTTCTGCTTGTTCGCTTGCCATTTTATTTCATAACTAAAATTATCGGGCAAGAATGAACATGTAAAACTATCTATATATTCTACAAGTTCATAAAAATGATAGAATGTATGTTTTTTGCCTTTATCATCTGTTATAATTATATATTGTTTCATATTACACCTTTTGCTTGTTCGCTTGTTGATTTAAAGGAAAATCGTAGAACTCCCAATCGTCCTCACATATTTGAACTTTAAATTTATTTGGTAGTAATTTGTCATTTACCGCAGTTAAGCATTCAAATAATTGACTAAAGTTCTCACACACTACCTCTTGTCCTTTATCGTTTGTTATTCTTACATAGTTCATATTACACCTTTTGTTTGTTCGCTTGTTCTTCCTCGTGTATCTCTTTTTGATACTTAACTATAAGCTCTGCAACTTTGTGCATAGCTTTAATAACACTCTGTCCCTCATACTTATCATTTTCAGATTGCACAGATTTATTTACAATCGCTTGTAAGTCTCTCACTACTTCTTTCATAGCGAATAATCTGCCAGAGCTTGAAGATGACACATATAGGTCGTTCATTAAAGCTATTTGTTTTTGTAGGTCACTATTCATTTGTCCTCCTTTCTATCTGTGAAAATAATTCCACATTTGATCTCTGTATATCTTAACTATTTTTTCATGTTCACCAAGATATTCATTTATTTCTTCCCATGTGTAAGTTTTTTTTGCCGTGATTTTTTCTGATGATTTTTTAAAAGCCTCTGCGACCTTTAAAATTAAATCCATATTTAAATCATTAATGAGAGTTTTTTCGGGTGGTTTTGGTTGCTCCTCCATACCTAGCCTAAGCCCCAAATTTTTTAACGTTTCTTTTATTTCTCTTATCGACATTCTTCCTAAATTAGGAGTTCGTTTTAACTCTCGTTCTTCACATCTTGTTACATCACCTATTGTTTTACAACCCATCATGCCTAATGCGTTCATTGATCTCATAGAAAGTTCTAAGTCTTCTATTCCCTTGTTTAGTATATCGTTCATTTGTCCTCCTTTATTTTTTGCAACATATCAACTTCTACTCCGTCTGCGATATATTCTAGTGGTTTAAATCTTATACCGTCTTTAAGTCTATATGTTATTTCATTCCCACTTTTGTCTGTTTTAACATTTCCATCTTCATCATGTAAATAAAATGTTATATCAGAAACGCCAACGTAGTAGTCTTTCATTTCCAACTCCTTATAAATTGTGGTTGATATTTAAGTTTTCGTTCTTCTTGTTCTTCAAGAAACTGCTCCCAACTGTCTGCGCTTGTGGTTTGAATATCGTTGTATTCATCTATCAGCAACTCTGGGTGGCAACCATTGTCGATCATATCTTGAAGTTCTTTTAATCTTTTATCTTTCCAATTCATTAATTATTTTTTTCCTTTGCAAACGTGTTGTTTATGTCTGGTGGCATATCACCTTCCATAATTCTATTTATCATCTTTTTTATAAAGGTGTTGTCGTGTTTCTCACCATTTTTGCCATACCTACCCATAACCCTACTCCACACCATTAAAAAATAAAAAATGATAACTTGATCCATTTGTGGGTTTGGAAATAGTGTAGATATTTTTTCAAAGCCCTTTTCAATATCCCTTTGAATTAGGTCTTGAACTTCGTTTGAATATTCTTGATTTGGGTCTTCCTCTATAAATTTATCTTTCATACTCCCTTATACTCCAACATTGTCCTTAGTGTCAAGATTAATTTTAAGGGGTTATCCGTGTGGATAACCCCTATTGCGTGTGTTATTTACAAGCAATTCTTAAAAGTTCTTGCGGTACAGCTAAATTAATATCAGCTTTTTTCATCTGATCTTTTAATGTTTTAACTGTACTATTTATATCACTACCCGTATGAACTATAACTTTGCAATTTTTCTGCAAGTCGTTCATTTGATTGTATAAGGTGTGATTTTTTCGAACATGTCTCTTAGCCTCGTCATAACACACTTCGTCTAACTGACTAACAAACCAATCAACGTCCTCTTTCGAGGTATCGTCAAATTTAACGTTGTTGTCATGGTGGTCTTTCCAACCCCTTGACTTACTTATCCTATTTAACTTTACCCCTATTTGTTGGGCTATCGCTTGTTTTTCAGATAGTAGTTTGTTTTCTGTTGCTTGTTTGCTTGAAACAAAAGCCTCATACTTTTTTATGGCTTGATCCAAGTTTTTCAAGTCTTTTTCAACACCGCATACTTTTGGAAACGATTGCTTTTTCTTATCCGCAATCCTTTGCGCTTCCATTGATATCTCGGTGTCAATGCTTGACTTCTTGTCGTTAAATTCTTCTCGAATATAATTGACCCAGAACTCAAGCTCGTTGCTTCTTATTGGTTTCATATTATCCTTTCGTTAGGTTATTTGTATCCCAGATAATCCTATAAGTCAATAGCTATTTTTAAGGTTTTAGATTGTGGCTTTTTTGTGTTAGTGTTGCCTTAAAAATGCCATGCTACCCGAAAGAAAATTATATCAAAAATTAAAGAAAAATATCCCGTCTATTTCTTGGAATAGAATAGAAAATTTAAGCCTTTTAGGTATGCCAGATTTATTGGGGTACAATAAAAATAACCAATTTTTCACAGTTGAATTAAAAGTCGTAAAAGGGAACAAGATAAGATTTTCGCCTCATCAAATTGCTTGGCATAAACGACACCCGAAAAATACATTTATCTTGGCCGAGACCCTCGTTCCAAGTTCCATGAAAACTTCTTCATTGTCCTTGTTCCACGGTTCATCAATCATGTCGCTTGTGCGTTATGGTATGAAAATTAAGCCTGTCGCTTGTGACTTCCGCGCTTGTGCGTTGGTGTTTGAAAATTTAAAATCCCCATGAACCGCGCTTGCGGTTCACGGGTCAACCTAAAAGGTAAAATGACGGTCAAGTCAGTCGAACCCAACTTGACTATTTCGGTAATTACTCCGACACAATGTCAGCGATCGCGACTTGACCCGCGAACCATTGCTCAAAGTGCACAGGATTTTAACCCAATCGGTGCAATGGTTCACGGCTCAAGCTACTAGAGCCAACGTTGTTTTAATGCGTAGCCGTCATTGAATAAAGTTTGCGACAATGAATATACAACATGAAATCCCATATCCATACCACAACCTTGAACCAATAAAGAACCGTCATCTTTTAATTTATAACCTAATGCTTTTGATACATAATAAGACCAATAACTAGGGTTGCCGTCTTTTATGTCTAAAACTTTAATACGTCTAGACATTCCAGACGGGGCGACCTTAGTAACTATTGTAAATAAAGTATCCCCTTTTTTTAGGTTCTTTTTTAGGTAGTCAATAGCGTCTTTTTTTTCTGCTTTCATAGTCCTATAATATCATTGACAACATAGTTGTCAACTGTTATATTTCAAATCAACGGAAAGGTGAAAAGATGACAGATAAAGAAAAAATAAAATCAGCTTACGACATGACAGACGAAGAAGTCGCAAAATCCGTTGACCTTGAAACTTCGGACTTTGACGAGAGTGGGGATATGTTGGACGAGTTGCGAGATATTATGGAGGGCAACGAATGACAGTATCAAAAAAATGGCAAGAGGGGTTTATTAAGTACGGCTTAAAAAGAGGGTTTATAAAACCACCTCTTGAAAGTGAGAACGAACGAACCGAACGAATAAAAAAAGAAAATGCAAACATTGAGAGAATAGACGCGCAAATTAAGAGGGTCAAAAAATGGTAGAAATATTTACACAAGCGCCTTTAGAATTAAGAATAATAATTGGTGGTTGTTTGATTAGTGGCGCGTGGTTCTTGTACAGTGAATATAGAGCCGAACAGAAAAAAAAAGAACGACACCAAAAAGATTTAAACGAGAGCTTTAAAAAAGCTAAATTAAAGCTGGTTAAAAAATAGACAATCTCCCACGTAAAAAGAGAAGCCCCGTTCATGTTTCATGGACGGGGTTTTTTTATGCGTGTAGGGGTCTCAAACGGCTTTGCTTTTTTGCTTTGTTTTTTGACCCCGTCCACCCTTGACGCAGAAAGGGATCCTAATATGTGTATATATATGCTTGATTTACACATTCATTCCCCGTAAAATACTTGTCGAAATAAAAAGGCATAGCAAAAAAATTTTTCAAAAATTTTTTATGAATCGGACTATTGATATTAACAAACTACCCATAGACGTTAGAACGGAATACATGAAACTTAAAGTTAAGTTTCGTGAGAAACAAGTGCAAGTCAAAGCAAAGAATGACTTCATGTCTTTTGTAAAATGCGTCTGGCCAGATTTTATTGAAGGTGCACATCATAGACATATCTCAGAAAAATTTAACGATCTTGCAAATGGAAAGATCAATCGATTAATTATTAATATGCCACCAAGACATACGAAGTCTGAGTTTGCATCTTATCTTTTGCCAGCGTGGATGGTGGGCCGTGATCCAAAGCTCAAGATTATTCAAGCAACCCACACGGGCGAACTTGCAGTAAGGTTTGGACGGAAAGCCAAGAACCTTATCGACAGTGATGCTTATAAAAATATTTTTAAAACAAAACTACAAGAAGATAGTAAAGCGGCAGGACGTTGGGAGACAGCGCAAGGCGGAGAATATTTCGCAGCCGGTGTAGGTGGTGCTATTACAGGACGGGGCGCGGATCTATTAATTATTGATGACCCGCACTCGGAACAAGACGCACAATCTAAAACAGCATTAGAGGCAGCTTACGAATGGTATACATCAGGTCCACGTCAACGTTTACAGCCTGGCGGTAAAATTGTTTTAGTTATGACGCGTTGGTCACAAAAAGATTTAACAGGATTACTTTTAGCAAATCAAAAAGAAGCAAAGTCTGACCAATGGCACGTGGTTCAGTTTCCGGCGATCATGGACCATGGAACAACAGAGGCGCAACCTGTCTGGCCTGAGTATTGGAAGATGGATGAATTAGAAAAAGTACAAGCCACATTACCCGTTGCTAAATGGAACTCACAGTGGATGCAAAATCCAACATCAGAAGAAGGAGCGATTTTAAAACGTGAGTGGTGGAAAGTATGGAAGCATGATCACCTGCCCCAACTTCACCACGTTATACAATCCTATGATACAGCGTTTATGAAAAAAACGTCAGCTGATTATTCTGCCATTACTACATGGGGTGTATTTTATCCAAGCCAAGATGAAGGAGCTAATCTCATGCTATTAGATGCGATCAAAGGAAGATTTGAGTTTCCAGAGTTAAGGCGTGTAGCTTTAGAGCAATATAAATACTGGCAACCTGAAACGGTGATTATTGAGTCTAAAGCATCAGGATTACCCTTAACCTATGAATTACGTAAGATGGATATCCCTGTTGTTAACTTTACACCGAGCAAAGGAAATGATAAGCATGTCAGAGTTAA